GTCTATTGTCAGCTTTCGCTGTCAAGGTGAAAGAGGAGGGTTTTCACCCTCCCCAGTTTTTAAATTAAGCACCACCAGTGCCGAAGATTCCTCTCCAGTCGGTGAAACCGAAAGAATATCTTTCACGAACTTTATAACGAACATTACCTGTATCGAAGTCACCCTCAACACCCTTTTTAAGAGGTGATCTTTGAAAGTGCTTTAGACCATCAGGCACATCAGTCATAATAAAAAACGCATCAGAGTCAGTCAATCTTCTCATGATATGATAGCCTTGCGGGATGTAACCACCCTGCCTTATAGCATTCAAGTCATTGTCAGATGTTCCTGTTCTTAGCTGTGACTCAAGAAGTCTCTCAGCAACAAAAGTATATGCTGTTGGAATAACAAGCATTGTTCCTGTTGCAGCAATCCTTAAACCTCTGTCATCTTTCATGTCAGAAATTTGGATTAGCATTTGCTCGAGAGATGTTTCTGATAAGTCAGCAGCAGTCGCAAGAATATTTGACTGGTTCCCATTACGAGTTGGATGGTCGCTTGCGCATAGTGTTTTACCATCACCACCTGTTACACCTGAACCAGTAAAAGCATTATTAAGAACATTTGCGCCCTTAATTTCTTTTGTTGATGCCATTGATCTAGCCAATGCTTTGGTGTATCGGGAGGCGATAGATCCATACAGACCATCTTCCTCTGCTTCCTCTGTTATGCTGAAAGCTAATGCGATTGTTTCATGCTGATATCTGGAGGTGAACTGTTGCGATGCTGAGTCAAAAGAGACCGAAGCACCCTCACCCTTAACAGGTGCATTTCCGAAGCCTTCTAATAGTAAGTCTTCTTCAAATGCTCTGTTTGAGGTGGTTGTTTCAAAAACAGTTTCCCATTCTGGTGGATATCTGTCATATTCAAGACCGAAAAGAGTATTCAGTCCTGGCTCTAACATTTTTGCAAATTGCGCTCTATTCATAGCCATTTATTATACTCCCTATATACCAGCAGTCTGCTTGAGGATATGCTCATTTATAAGCACCTCAACGACAGCATTTGCACCAAAAGCATTCTCTGGAGCTTCGAACAGACTTAAAATTTTGCAAGTCGCTGTTCCTGTACCCATTGTTGAATTCAATTGGAATCCTGATTGACCTGTTACAGTCGAACCAGCACCTGCGACAACATCAGCACAATTACCGATATTTGTTTGGGCAGGTGACCCATCCGACATAACCTTATACACAATGTATGGATCATCATACACATATGCAACTATGTTTGTAGCAGTTGTGCCACTTGGCCAATACTGACTATAAACAAACGAACCATCTGTAGCAGTATACTGAACTCCTGCAAATACACCGATGTTGTTCACTTCAGTTGCAGTGTGAGGTGTTATAACCCCATCCGCTGTTAGGATGCAAAGATCACCTGTAAAGATGTTCTCAGCTAAACCTGAAGTAATAGTATATTTATTTGCACGAGCTGGATAACCACTCATATGGCGAACTGGGACAAACCCGAAGGCTGAATCTACATTTGCCATTTTTACCTCCTAGCAAAAAATTAATCATTCATGACAGGGACATCCCTGCCACGTGTTACGTTTGATTTCCTATCCTGTTGGATTGGAATTCCTCCTTGCCGACTTACAGTTTCTAGTTCTCCTGGAATTGATTCGTTCTGACCATCTGATCTTTCCTGATAATATTGCTTCATTTGTTTGAATTTATCCTCAGGCATTTCACATAAGATCATCCCCTCAACTCCGATCGATCCTGCCCACTGTCCATGATTAATAGTTGGGAATCTCTGATCTTTCACAGTTTCAGCTTTACGAGGACTCCAGCCAGCACGCATACGTTTATACACATTGTCTGGAGTTTCTCTACCCTGAATCGAGGTAGCTATCCATCTCTGAACCATTCCAGGTCTTGCGTCTGGAGCATCCAGTAATGATGGTGGTTTCCATGCAGTATCAGATCGTTGTTCACTTACACGGATTTCTTCTCTGGCTTCGCTAGCACGAATGTTTCGTTTCTCTGTCATAGGTCTCACCCTCTCTGTTGTTTCTGGATTTCAGAAGCATATTGCTTCAATCCCTTTTCATCAGTTATGCCCAGCTCTCTGGCCATTCTAAGTTGGTCCTGCGACATGCGAACCCTGTTCCCTTTATACGTTGAACCACCTGCAGTTGGTGCGACTGGTGCTCTGCTTTTTGCTCTAGGTTTAGCAGGAACATTTCCTCCTGAGTTTAACTCAGGAAAAATCTTTTGTAAACGACTATCGAGTTCGTCGTAATATTCTTGATCATCTTTATCAAAACCCTCAACCTCTAGTTGAACGTCTATTGCCCTTGCAGCTGCAGTTTCTCGATCATATCCACCAGAGTTAAACCAACGATTTTTCTCCCACCAGTTCATAGCTTTTTGTGGAGCTGGTGCTTGAGCAGTTTGCTCTGCTTTACCGACAGTTGGTGAATATGCTTGCTCTGCTTTTTGTTGCCTTTGCATTTCTGCAATACGCATCGCTGCACGCATATCAGCTAATTGTTCACTAAATGCAACTTGTGCTTTTGTATCACCATTTTCAACAGCTTTTTCAAGTGCCCTTTTAGTTGCGTCATATCTTTCATTGAACTGATTTTCTGCTTGAGTTTGAGAACCTTGCTCGAGCCTGTTAAGCCTTGCCTCTAGTTGCTTGTTCTTTTCCTGCAACTCATTGGCTTGTAACTCGACTTCTCGCCTTTGATCAACAAGCTTTTTTATTCGCCTCTCAACTCTTTGACTATATTCCTCTTCCTGTTGTTCAGGATTTTCTTCCTCAACTTTTTGTTCCTCTACAGGTTCATCAGTTGTTTCAGTGACTTCAATCTCAAAGTCAGAGTTTGTTTCTTCTTTGACTTTTTTGATTTCGTCATTTATTTCTTTCATCGCTTCATCCATGGTTGCGCCTCCAAGTTATCGCTGTTCTACATATGCTGAAATGCTAACATCTTCTGGGATGATTGATGTTATTTCATCATCATTCAAAAGTAATAGCTTAACACCATTGATTGTTAATTTTTGACCTGCATACTTACCATAAGTAATTCGATCACCTTTCTTTGGCCAATGACCTTTCCAAGCTTCATAAGTTTTTCTATCCCTATAAGCTAGATCTCCCAAGGCAAGGATGCGACCATGAGCTGTTAAATATTCCTCATTGTCTAAACTTTGCGATGGGAGATAAATGCCACCCTTAGTTTTTTGTTTGGCTGGGTTAGGCTGAACCAATACTTTCCAACCTACTGGCTGGGGAAACTGATGAGATCCAATTGTCTTATTTGAATCTTCGTCAGTTATTATTTCATGCTGATGAGACATGTTATTCATCCTCTTCATTTATTTGTTTAATTGTTTCATCGATAGTGTTGCAGGCAATATCTATTCCTTTGGCCACTCCGACGTTTCTTTGATATTCTTGCTGATCGCTCATACGACCATCAACCATATCACTTGCTATCTGATTCCTCTGAGTCTTCAACTCTGATTTTATCTTCCTCAGTATGTCTGCCAGCGTCATCTTTTAACCCTGACTCGCCTGACATCGAGACACCAGTAACATGGACAGTAACATCTTTATTACTTTCCATAGGCACCATTTTTCTTCTTTTTCTTCATGCCATTTTTCTTTTTTGGCTTCATGGCCATTTTCTTTTTTGGTTTCATACCATGTTTCATCTTTTTACCTCCTTTAGATATTAGTGATGAAAATTGAGTTCGATTCATGATTTACTCTTTTTAGTTTTACTCTTCTTTTTACCACGAATCAAGTCAGAGTCAGCCTTTCTTGCACCACCTTTACCAGTAGCGAAAGACCTAACTCTACCTATCGCCCAAGAAGTTGGCGTCTGACCTGGACGAGAACCTGATGAATAATAAGCACCCATTCCACGTTTTGCCACTTTTCTTAGTGTCGATTTCGAAATACCTGATGATTTACTGTACTTAGTGAGTGCAGCCTCTAGACCACCACCACTCTTCTTTTTCTTTTTAACTGGCTTTTTTTCTTTTGACATTTTTTGACCTTTTCTTTGCTATGCGTTCCATCTCTGCTTTAGTCAGTGTTCCCTCTTTATATTTCTTTGCTGTTCTTTTTATTTCAGCCTCTTGTGCTTTAGGGTTCTTCGCTCCTTGAACATACTTCTTAGGCACACCCTTTTTAGTCTTAGCAACTTTTTTAAACTTACGAACCATCTTCACCTCCTAAACTTGATAATGCTCCAGGTGCAACAGCTCCTGATATTCCTAGAATTTTCATGAGATCACCTAAAGATCCAACAGGAGGAGATAAACCTTTATAAAATCTATCATCTTCAGAATACACATCTGTTTCTTTTGGAGCAAATCTTAAATTAGAGTAATCTGATAAATTTTCATTTGAGTACATTCTAACAAGTGATTTCTTTTTGCCGAGAGACTCTAAAGCACGATTTCTATGCCTGCCATCATGGTCTATAATCTGCATCACTTCTGGGTCTGATGTCCTTAGTTCATATTTTAGTCGAGGAATAGCATCGAACTTCATACCTCTTTGAAACATGCTTCTATAATCTTCTACTTTATCACCTACCTCTGTTATTTGCTCTGGAATATCTGTTCTTAATCGAGCAGCAAGACGTCTAAAAGTTTTGGGATTCATAACAGCAAGATCCTCACCTTTTTCATTAGCATCTTGGAGAGCTTTGAATAAAGGAATATCTTCGTAATAACCAAAGATCTCTGGTGCTTCCATAGCGAGTTTGCGTGCTTTGTCACCAACCTCATCTTCCATCTGCTCTACATTCATATAGACACCTTTTTTCTTATTAAGGTCACGGAAAAAATCTAGGACTTTTTCTGAGGCTTCCTCTGCTAGTCTTTTAAACATGCCCATTATCTAGCACTCCAAAATTTTTGTTCAGCCATGACTTCATCTGCTAAATCTTGCAACGCATCTTGATCAGTGATGTTACGAGCTTTCATTTTATTAAAAAACTCTTTCCTGTAAGTTTCTTTCAACTTATCAAATTTTCTTGGCTTTTTTAAATTTAATGACTCAAAAGGATCTTTGCTGGTTAAATCGATTTTATACTTTAATTTTGATTGAGGAATTAATTTGTCAAGATCTTCAACAGACTCAGATAATTTATTAAATATTTCTTGGTCTGTTGCATCAGGATATTTTTCTTTAATCTCATTAACAATTCCTTCAAGAAGACTTCCATCAAAATCTTCAAGACCTCCCATCTCCGAATATACAATTTCTTCCATAAACTCACTAGGTTCCATCTCTCTAATTAGATCTGTATCAAACTCCCGACCTTCATCCATTGCCATTTCGATCGCTTCATCAAATCTATTTTTAAAAGCACCAAGACTACTAATATTTAGATTCGATAAAGGAATTTTTTTAGCAACCTTGGCAACTGGTGCAACATCACTAATAATTTTACTTATAGGCAACTCGCCAAGCGCACCTGCCACTGGAGCAGCAGCCATACCTGTTAAGACTCCTCTTCTTGATACTTTTGGTGGCTTAACATTTGCCTCGTCATCCCGAACAGTTTTTGGTCCAGGGGATGTCATCAATACTTCTGGCTTTTCCGGAATTGTTAGGTTTGCTTCATCAGCAAGAGCTTTCTTATTTATACTTGATAAAAAACCACTGGCACTATTAACAATAGGTTTGGCAATTCCTTTCACCATAATTTTTGTAAGAGGATAAGCCTCAGCAGCACTTAACACTCCACCAATAGTTGGTGCAACATAGTCTAATGGTCTTGATGCTTTGCCAAAATCTTCTTTGATCTCTTGACCTGCGAACATTAAACCAAGAGGAGTAAAGTCTGAGAGACCCAACCCCATGGGATTTCTTGGCATAGGATTGTTTATATCTGCACCTGCTATACTTTCGGCATATTGTCTTGCTGTTGTTTGTCCTAAGACATTTGTTAAATAATTTTGTATAAAGTCTCTAAAGTCTCTGCGACTAAATTCTATTGGCAAGTCTGTAAGATATGTTGATTCAGGAGCAGCATACATTTCTGCTCCAGTTTGAGGCTGTGAGAATATAGGCTTATCGTGATTCAAACCTGCCCTCCTGATAATTCTTTTATAAGAACCCTCAGAGTGTCTTGGAAACCTTTATCAAGCTCTTTTGCAGCAATGGCAAATTTTTTAGGACTTATATTCTGTAAGTTCCTTTTGTCTAAAAAGCTTTTTGCTGCTCGTATCTCAGCTTGTGCCACTTTTTTAATTGCTGCTTTGCTCATTGTGCTTTGCTTTCTTGTAATGTGCCTAAAGCTCCAACAGGTGCAGCAATTGAGGCCCCAGCCAATATGTCTGCTGATTTGGATTTCTTAGGATCAAACTTAGCGAATATTGACCTAACATCCTCTGGGTAAAATAATCCAACAGTTCCTGATTCGGCTGTTGTATATCCTCTGTACCCTTGCTCTTTCATAAGGTCTTGAACTCTTGGCATTTCAAGATATTGATAATTTCCAGATCTTATCTCATTAAACATTCTTTCGATTGTTGGATATTTTATCTCGTATGGTCCATCATAACTTTCGCCTGTGTAAAATGGTCTGATATAAAATTCATTTTCATATTGTTTTGGATTATCAAGACCAGCTTTAAGAAGTTTTTTAATTTGTTTTTCATTTGTATGGTCAAATATTTTTCCTTTTTTTATCTTAACAGGATAAGTTGACATTCCTGGAAACTCATCATATTCTCCCTGAGTTATTCCCTCCATTATATCTTCAGCATATTCAGGATCTGATGTAAAATAGATAGCACCTCTTTCGCTTCCCTCGTCAAATGGCGAGGGTTCATTTACTTTAAACTCTTTTATATCTGGTTCTGTAGAAAAATGATAGTAAGTTTTCTTCCTAAAACTTTTTAAAAAGTCAGTGGCACTTTCAATGGCTGGTTGAGCTAGTTTTTTAAGAACTGCCATATCACCAAGCCTTGCAAGACCAATATCTTGCCTTTGTTTTTGGTCCAGGATTATCGCAGTTGTGTCTTGCTCTAAAGTTCTTTCGTCTTCCTGGCTGATTCTTTTTTATCTTCATATTAGGGTCACCGAATGTTACCCTTTTAACTCTATCTCCATCCATAACAAAGACAACTGATTTCTTTTTGCCAAAGCTCGTTTCACCCTTTCGGATACGTCTTGGTTTATTTAAAGAGACTTTCCTACCTTTGAACGTCGCCATTGGGCAATCCTCCTAATGCTCCTGCTACACCCCCAGCACCAACTGCTCCTACGCCACTGGACAATATTCTTCTTGAGTCTGCTTTCTTTGGGTCAAAACCTGCGAATGGTGACCTAAGTTGGCGACCATCAAATACAACATAATCAGTTCTTGTTCCTATGGTGCGACCATCAAATTCCATGACATCAGTTGTGCTGTTAGTTATTTGAATTCCATCATAACCTCTGTTTATAAGCTCGCTTGTAAATTCACTTGTATCACCACCGAAGTCATAAAAAGCTTCCTCTAGATCTTCATATGTGTCATATTCTATTGGGTTGTCCATTTTTAGCTGTAAGGGATAAACTGTTGGACTGCCACCATATTGAATGTCGCCAGCAAAATAATTAGCGACATCTGGATCATCAGTAACCCATGTGCCCATGTCTCCTGGATGATATCCTGGACTTTTCTCATTAACACCTTGAAAAGCATTTATTCCCTGTTGTTCTAGGGGAAGTTCTTCTCGTATTAGTGCTCCAGTTTTAGGATCAGTTCCACCTGTCATTTTCCCTTCCATCTCAACCATAACTTCCCTATTTGTTCCATCAGGATATTTAACATCAATAACACCAAAAGCTCCAGAGACATCTGAACCCTGAGTTCCATGATAAACTTTTTTATTAAAGGTTTTTAAAAACTCTTCAACTGTATCAACTGTTGGTTCAATAAGTTTTGTAACAAGTCTGTTTATCGCACCCATTATTTCTTCTTTACTTTCTCTTTTGACCTGATTTGCTCTTTGGCTTTTTTTGCGATTTGCGCTTGCTTGTTTTTGCCTGCGACTTTGGCTCGCTGTTCCATGACAGTAAGGATTTGAATTTTCCTAGCATATGGCTTATTAATGTTCTTAACCTTACGAGCAGTTGCTTGGGCATCTGCCAAAGTGGCAAATTTAATAGAGACTGTATCTTTGGGGTTTTCATCGGTGTATAACCTCCTGTCTGATCCTTTTGGTTTCTTGCCTGTTCCCTTTTTTGGATCTGGTTTTTTCTTGGCCATTACTTTTTGTGTATAGCTTGTATTTCAAATGTTGCTTTTTTACTTGCACCTTTGTGTGGCTTGTATCCACCAGCAGGATTCTTCATAAGTTTAAAACCCTTGCCAGCTTTCATCCAATGGAAACCTTTTGGTGCCTCAACTGATTTTTTTGCCATTCTTTTTTCCTTTTCTATTTTTTTGTTTTGCTGCGATCTTTTTAAATGTTCCAGCTTTTGGTGCACCTTTAGCACCTTTCTTTCTCATTTTTTCTCCACGCTTTTTCTTAGCATGAATGTTCTCGTATAAACTCATGCTCTTTTTTTACCTTTTTTCTTTTTCTTTTTTGCCAAGGCTTTTAAGTCAGCACCTGTAATCTTTTTTCTAGGTGGTGCAACAGCAGCAAGTTTTTTCTGCTTCGGTGAATATTTACTAAAAGGCATTATTCTACTCCCTTGAGGTTTTTGCGCATTAATTCTTTTCTTGCTTCATCAACACTTATATCACCCATTAATAATCTTCGTGCGATCTCTGGGTCATCAAGTTTTGGTATTCCTGGAGCCAATTCAAAATCAGGCTCGTGTCCACGAATCATATTGTTTGCAGGTATTCTTGTTCCTGTTGGTTTATGAATCATATCAACTGCGGACATAAAACCTTTTATTTGTTCTGATCCAGCAGGAGCTGATTGTGTAAAGTTATAAGTTGGGAATGTGCTTTCAGGATCTTCGATTATAAAAGCAGGCTTTTCAGGCAAAGCACCTTTAGCAGATGCTTGTTTTGGAAGAACATCAGTCTCTAAATTTTCAAGAGCACCCATGCCCTTACCGAAAAGTCCTCTGATTATTTTACTGCCAGCAGGCATCAGTCTTCCATCATCATCTTTGGACCACCATGCCCAAGCATTTGATTCATAACGTCAGACATATCGCCTGCATGAACTTTCATGATCTTGACTTTCATCTCATCACCATCCTCTTTCATTTCTTCTTCCTCATCACCTACGCCATATTCCATTTGGTGGCAAAGTAATAAAAAGTTGACGAGCTGATCATCACTAAGCTCTAAACCCTCAGTGTCGTGCGCAAAACCCATCTTCTCCATAAAGAGTTCTGCGTTCTTTTCCATGTTATCTACTTCTACTTCAGCCATGTTTTTCTCCTTCAATAATAAATTTTAGTTCCCTTTTTTACTTTCTCCATCTTACAAAGTGCTGTAATCTTTTTCTTAACTTCTCCAGGTTCTCTAGGTTGACCCATCATTCTCCTTGCAAAATATCTACACCTGTTGATATCATAAAAATATATTGTTGGTGGTTTAACTACACTCCCGATGTAAACATATAAAGCAAATACTAACTCCATTAATTACCTGTGAAGAAACTAAATATTCCTCCAGGTTCAAAAGCTGTTGGCTGTCCACCTCTGGCTCCTCTTTCTAGACCTTGACTGTCCTCTAAGTCTCTTGTTCTTTCTCTTGACATAAACTGATCAAACTGATCTGCTCTTCTTTGGGCATCAGCTTGTCTTCTGTCAAACTCTTCTTGTTCAGCTCCACTGCGACCCATGGCTCCAGCTGGGTCAGGCAAACTTGCTTGCATATTCATCACTGCTCTTACAGGGTTTGATAAAGTCTCAGCTTGAGTATTTCTGACATTTGCCTGTATAGCATCAAGTTGACCTTGCGACATATCTGGCGTTGCACCTGTCATGAAGTTTGTTATTCTTTGTGAATAGTTAGGAGCTATCCTATCAAGCAAATAAGTTGTTGGCTCAAACTCATTGGTTCTTGGATTAAAAACATTTTCTTTAATATTACTTTGAAATTGGTCATATGGACTCATTTGATTTTGAGTTGCTACAGGTTGTGTATTCACAGCTTCTTGTTTCACTGGTTGTTCCCTAAAAATAAGAGGATAACCAGATGAGCTAGTTGGCAGTTCAGGAGTGGTCATTGAAGAAAATGCCTCTGCATCACTCTCTATATTAGGGAGACTTGCAACTCTAGTCGCATCATTCATGCTAGTGTATGTATAAGGATTAAAAAGATTATCAACTTTTGTCATAGCCATGTTTGGCTGTCCAGATCTTGTACTTGCTAAGTATGCCTCTAGTAAAGGGTTTCTTGCCATTATTTCATTCCCATTGGTGGAGTTCTAACCATACCTTGATCCATTTCAGGATTAACATTTCTTACCATTCCAGGATCTATGTTATCAAACCTTTGATTCTCAAAATAAGTTCGCTGACCATCACGCATTGAACCCTGAGGCATTGTGCCATCAAGTTGTCCTCTAGGCATCGATTTCATTAACGCATCTAAAGCACCCATGCCTTCTTGACCCTGAGCACCTGTTCGCTGACGGATCTGCTCGACTTTTTCCATCAGGTAATTCATCATGCTCTCTTGGGATGTCGGATCAAGATTTGTCATTGGCATGTTCTGCATCATTTGCTCTGCCTGAGGCATGGGTCTAGGTGTTTGCATACCACTAAATGCTCCAGGATTAACTGGTGCCATCGGCATTACATTTGCAATCATTTCATCAATTGTTTGGGTCATTTTATTTCTCCAAAATCCAAAGTTGTTGCTCCAATTGTTTTAAGCTTTTCCATAAGCTCTTCTGCGTCTTTTGCTGTGAAATCAAAATCTCCTGTATCACCATAATAACCATCGCCAACTTTAAATATTTTAACATTATCATATCTGCCACCACTAAAAGTAGCAATAGGTCTATTACTTGCTAACTGCATGCTCTCCTCTGGTGGCTTGCTCTGAATATCTTTTAAAGCACCAAACTTCATGATTTAATTCTTTCCATATTTAGTTTAGCTTGATTCTTTTCTCTTTCAAGTTTTAAGTCAGCCTCAAGCTTTAAAACTTTTGCCTGTAACTCGGCTTGCAGTTTAGCTTGCTGAACCTGTAAGTCTTGTTGCGCTTTGGCTTGATCTATCTTTATATCAGATTGTGCTCTTGCTTGGTCAGCAGCAATCTCGGATTGTGTTCTTTGCTGAAGAGCTTGTGCCTCAAGTTGCGCAAGTTGCTGTGCATATTGTAAAGGATTCTGCTTTTGATTAGCTCCACCTAAACCTTGTATCGGTGCCATTTGAGGAGCTTGTTGTACAACTTGTGCAGCTCGTTGGCTAATAAGCATATCAAGTTGTGGATCAATATCCTCAAACTTAAATTTAGGATCTCTAATATTTGGTAAGTTCGGCAAAGGCATACCAATCCCTGCTTCCATTCGCTGACGATATAACAAGGCAATATGCTCTGCGATATGCGCAATCAAAACAGGTTGCAGTCCTCTTGCTGCTGGGTTACCAGCCAAAGATGGGTCAGATAAAAACTGGGTGTGAACTGCGATGTGAGCATCATGGTTCTGTTCCGGAAATGCTTTTATAGGTTTGCCATACATTATTGACATATTTTCGTCAATGGGGTCAAGCCTTGCAGCCTCGGCAGGTTCTTTTAAAACTTCTGCAATATTAGGTATTCTTATTGCCTCATACATTCTTTTGTATGCTTCATATAAATCATGGAGCTGTGGAGCTGATCTTGCCATTTCAAGTATGGCTTGTGCTTGTGCTATTCTCTGGGCAGTGCTAAAGATGTTCGGATCACTGACAGGGATTATATCTATTCGCTCATTAAAGTCAGCAGCATAAACTGTTTCCGATGCACCAGCGACAGCAAAGTTAAAAGACTCTGGCAGATATTCAGCATTAAGCCTTGCAAGCATTTTAAACTCTTGCCCTTGGGAATAATGCAACCTTTTGTGAATAGCTGAAAAAGATTTTGAACCTTGCTCAATAAGTGCGACAGTTGATCCCACAGGAGCATTTGGGTTTACGTCTCCGACATTTAAGTCGGCTGTGCTAGCAAAACGCTGTCCTGCCTGTACTATCAGACCAAGTAAATTAAATAATGTGCCTGATGGCTCCTTAAAAGGCAAAGGCATTATCGCCTTATTGACATCATCAACTGTCGCGTCCAAATCAACAAACTCTCCAGGATTAACATCTATCTCGCCACCTGTAACTCTGCCTTTTAGCTTGAAGCCTCCTTGCATATTTGCAAATGCAGCTGAGTCAAGTAAAGCTCTTAAAGAACCTGTTGCAGCTTTGCCCAGCCCTCCGATCATATGATATAAACCGAAACCATAAAATCCAACTCCAGGCAAAAATTTATAACTTACAAACCAGTCTCTTCTTTTCTTCCTGTCATCTCCTTCATAATAATTTCTTCTTACAGAAACTATTTTTTCGGAGTCATGGTCTATTGTTATTACATAAGGCAACCTGACCATGTTTTCATCATCTTCGTTTTCTACACCATCAACTCCAGCAAAAGCATCATAGACATGCATTTCTAAAAGTGTGACAACATCTTCTTGGTTGTCGGTGCTTATGCCCTCAACATCTTCATTGACATCATCCATGTAGCTCGAGCCATCGCCTGATGAATATTCGATTGGTAAATACCAGCCAGTGTCAACATACATGTTATATTCGTTTTTAGGCATCCTGATAACATGCGTGTATCTGGGTGAGGTATAAAGATCGGTGCTTTCAGGAGCAACAACAAAGTCCTCAGCTTTTACAAACTTGGCACATTGCCTGTCTTTATTAGCATCCCACCAAACCTTTTTAAAAGTCTGACCAACAAGTGGCAACTGAAAAAGCATTTGGTCGAGGTCAGGAAAATATTCTGGCATTTCCTCTTGTATTTGATAATTCATGTATTCGCGAACTCTGCGAGCTTGTGCCTCGGTTTCCTCATTAGGCTCACCAACTATTGTAGTCTTTATTGGACCACCAGAGGGATAAAGTTCAGCGATAGCTCTGGCATTAAACTGGGTTGCAGCCTCAGATATCATAGGATGAACAACTGTGCTCAAGCCTCTACTTGCTCGCTCCTCATCGCTCTCCTCTAAGCCACCTTCTGGATCAAGAGTCTCTAAACCTTTTTTATATCTCTCTTCCCAGTCTTTTCTGGCTTCTTTGTCATTCTCATAATATTTAATTAAATGTGCTGATTTTTTATCTAAAACATTTTGGTCTATTGATTCTGCTAAATTAGCATCAAACTCCATTTCAACCTGCGGAACTAGGTCTAGTGCTGGGTCTCCTATCAAAACCTCATCGCCAAAATTTTCTACTTGTAGGTCGTCTGGTGGTGCTCCCTCTGCGAATGGGATTGGATCTTCAGCCATACAGTGTCATCCTTTTCTTTGTTAACTCCCCATCGTCTTCGTCATAGTCGGCTGAATGCGTAACAAACCAACCTTTTCTTAGGCGCAACCAAGCCTGAGTGCAAGTGTCAACTATATCATCATTGTCTCCTGCTGGGAAAGCTGCACATATATCTATTAAATTTTTACTCCATTTTTTATCATAAGGAAAGAAAATTCTTCCATCTTCTAAAAGAGCTGAAGCTGCATGGGCACGAGCTTCTTTGTCTCTGTCAGGTGAATAAGGTATAACAGGGATTCCTGCCATGCGTAAATCTTGCAATAAACTTTGGCCAGAAGCTTTCTTTTCTATTAAAACTGCATCAGGCTCGTATTCATGATAAGCCTCTTGGGCAATAGCTCGCAGTTCGGGATAAGTCACCCTATCATACCACATGTCTAAAACTATGGCATTGACTTGACCATGTCTGCGAAAGACTCCCCAAGTTGTTCTGGCAGAATAAGATGTTTTTTCTTTTGTTGAAAAAGCTGTATCCCAAGATTGTATTATGTATTCTATATCAGGAAGATCTTCTTTTTCCCATGGCACCCACCATTCAGCCTTTAATATTCCTCCTCCTTTTGGCATTGGTCTTTGCTGGAGCTGTCCTGCGGAGGCATAACTCCCAAGACTTTTTTCAAGCGAATCAAGAGTTTTGTCATCAATCCTTTCTGGCCAGAGAAGTTGGTTCTCTTTTGTTCTTGGGTCTGTAAAGTTGAGCGAAGATTTTGTTGGCGATGGGTGTCCAAGTTCATAGCGAGCAGGTAAACATAAATGATCCCAGTCATTGTATTCATTCCTTAAAATATGTCCAGTTAAATCGTTTTCGTGAACCCTTTGCATAATAATTACAAAAGCTCCAGTTTTAGGATCATTAAGTCTGGTCTGCATAGCTTGATCCCACCAATCAAGAACACCCTCACGAACAGCAGAGCTCTCGGCTTCTCTGACGTTGTGTGGATCATCAATGATTATTATATCGCCACCCTCACCAGTCAAAGCTCCATCAACTGATGTTGCTATCCTGTAGCCTGTTTGATCATTCTCAAATCTCTGCTTCTGGTTTTGGTCTCCTGTTAATTTAAAAACTTCGCCAAAATGTTCTTTGTACCATTTACTGTCAATAAGCCTCCTGCATTTTACTGAGTCTCTTACAGAAAGAGATGCAGCATAAGAGGCAAAAAGAAATCTTTTCTGAGGTTGAACAGTCCAAGTCCAGGCTGGAAGCGCAACAGCCACAGAGATTGACTTCATATGCCTTGGTGGAATATTTATTATCAATCGCTTTATCTGGCCATTAACAACAGCTTGTAAATGTTCGGATATAGCATCAATATGCCAGTTGTCATAGAAGTCTCGTCCAGGTTCAATCGTTTGCCAAGAGTTCTTTATGAACTCCTTGAGGGATCTCCTCATCTTCTCCGATCGGACTTGCGTCAATGACAGCGTGTTCAAGAACTCGTTCAATTGCATTTAAGTCATCATTATTTAATTTAGTAATATCTAAAACTTTCTTTTCTTCTATTTGTGCTGTAACCTCAACAGCTTTTAAATCAGGCACACATTTTCCAAGCAATGTTTTCGCAGCCATAACCCTCAGCTCTGGGTCTGCTGATATATTGCCTGCCTTAGTTGCCAAACCCTCAGAGTCTTTCGTGTAAACAGGAAAAATTTCTTTGCCTTGCATAACGTCAGCTAAAAAACCAACAGGATCTGCTTGACCCATAATCCAATTAATTGTGGCATGATGATTCCATTTCCTGTATCTTTCTTGACGATGAAGAGCTGGCTTTTGATGTTTAAGAGTTTCCACAGACTTAAACTTTCCATCCCATGCTTCAGGCTTAACAGGTGCACCCATCTTGATCGGACGCTGAACAACAACCTCTTCTTCACGAACCTTTTTTGGTCTGCCTCTTTTTTTAATTTCAGAAACCATGTTTTTTACCCAGAAAACCTTGTTTTGTTATTTAAGAATAAAATTAAGTGTTTAAAGCATAATGTTATTTTTAGAAAAAAGAAAGCCTCTATTTCTAGAGGCTAGGTTAAGGGAGGAAAGTATGATTTTGTAAAATGTTATTCCTGCTTTTATTTAAAGTCAAGCAACATTCCAGGAGTTATACAAGAGTTGCGCTCTGTCCAGAGATCTTTGTCCCAGCTCTCGCAACCTAACACGACGTTGACTAGCAGGAACACTGTGAAAAGTGCAGCTCCAAAAGAAAGGAAACCTCCGATTATTATTTTCATAATTTTCTCCCTAATTAAATTTCGGTCCATTTATAAAATATGCTAGGCTGATCCTATCACCATCTGTTACAGGCTTAACCTCATGCCAAAGGTGAGACTTGAAAAGGACAACACTTCCTGGTGTTCTAAATTTTTCTGCTGGCTGTTGATTAATAATTAATTCACCTCCAGTGTAAGTTCCCTCAGACAAATTAATTAACATTGTCATCTTGGTGTCAAAAATAGTGCTACGAGAAGAGTCAGTGTGTGCACCATAATGACCTTTGATTTTTGAAGAGTAAACATTTTGCAGTGTAATATCATATATGTTAGGAGGGAATGTAACAAAACCAAATTCACAATGGCAAGTTCTGATGACTTTTTGCACTAAATTTTTAATAGGTGTTGTGTGGTCTCCAAGATAAATCCTCTTTGGTTTTATGTTCTTTTTGAGACTACCATCTAACTCTTGCGCACCATCACTTGGATCCTCAATATCAAAATATTTTTCATTGATCTGTTTATTTGCTAATTTTATTTCTTCTGTTGTCAGTTGTGGTTCATCCCAAACCCAAAAATCATAAAAACTCATTTTACTCTCCATATTCTTACTTTGCCATTTTCCATTTTACGAGTGGCCAGTTTGAATTGTGTTTCCCTATTAATCCAAGCCTGTATTTTTGCAGCTGTCCTTCGCTCATTAACCTCGAAGCTGTCACCAACTTCCATCTTATTAATTATTTCCAGCTCATGCCTTAAACCTTTGGTGTAAAGATGTTTCTTTGGTGGCAAAGGAATACCTTTTTCGATTTTTATATCAACAGGAAATTTATCTGATAATAACATTTATTTCTCCTTTCAAAATTCTGCAGCTCCACAATTCTGCCACAGATCGCAAGGCACTCCGGAGAGTGCCCTACAAACTATGTCATTCTAAAAATTTAGCAGGGATAGTTTTTTCCTGTTGATACTTTACAACTTCAGAGTAGCTCAACTTATTCAGCATTTGCAGTTGCTTTAATGGGGTTAGTATGTGATCTCCTAAAAGATCTTCAACAACTTTCTCAAGAGCTTGAGCAACTTTCATGTCAATATCATTCTCACTGATTGTATTAACAGTTGCCTTTCCTTCACCAACTAATATGCCAGTGCCTCTAATGCCCTCAAGGATCTTCTCCCTGATTTGATCCCCACAAGAATATTTTACATCCTCCATGATTTGATCATATTGAATTTCTGATATCATAATTTTCCTTTCTAATATTTAAGCGAGCAGTTTTCATCCATGCTCAGGGACTTTTGAGGATTATCCCTCGTCTCGTCTCTTTTTTAAAGTCCACTGTGTCGGATAGAACTCAACACAATCAGAATAATTGCCTTTAACCTTGGCATGGAAAACTTCACCATTTATGTAAACCAAGTCACCATCCTCTAAAGGAACTTCATTTCTCATTCTTCTGCCCTGCTCAACTTGACCCTCATGATATGTGTCAGATATCATTATTGTTTCAGAAAGACCATAATAATCATATTCGACATTTGGGTCATCCATTGCACTATGCAAGCTTACAGCCTTAACACTCAAGTCAAAGCTTATCATGCCATCAGTTTTGTGCTCACCAGTTCTAACATCAGGCTTACCAACTCTAACACCAAAAGTGTTTAAATAGTCACCATAACCTTTATGGACTTCTAGCATTCTTATTTCATTGCCTTGAAACTGTATTACTTTACTTAGGTCTATAGAATTATTTAACATTTACTTTCCTTTCTCAGTATTAATTTAACTTATATATATATTCTCTCTTATTTTTAACATAATGTAAAGAAAAAAGATTCTTTTAAAATCAATGACTTATAAACTTTTTTTATAAAGATCCCGAACACTGGGTTGCGTTTCCCTTAGATATTGAGACAGGGATCGCTTAATTTGTTGTTTAAAATCAATAGCTTGCAGCTCCACGATCCCGACGTTCCCGATATTTCGTGAATCCTATAAAAATATTTTTAACTCTCAATATCTGCATATATATAAATAATCAACAACAACCAGCTTCTTTGAAAAAAAAGAAAAGCTTTTTATTTTTTTATAAGGCATAGTTATTAAGTGGCACTAAGTGAACATAGTTGAGGACTGTTCTCTGTCGCAGTGCAGGTGATTAGTGGTCAAACCTTGAGAAGCCTGTGCCACACCATGATTAGAAAGGAACTAACGTGTCAAAAGTTTATGTAGTAAATCGACCTGTTAAGAATAAATTCGGCTGGGTGCCAGATCTTACAGATGCTGCTCGTTATGGTACACTTGAAATAGTTTTTGAACCAGAGGACAATCCTCAGTTCTTACCTGGACCAAGTATACAAAAAGCGAGAAAGATAATGAGAGATTATTCACCTGATGATTATATTCTATGGCCAGGAGGAGGTGACCCAATTGCTGCTATGGTTACATGCATGGTTGCCTCAGAAATTTGCCCAGTGGTTAAGATACTTCGCTGGGAAAGAAATATCGAAGAGGGTGACAGGGATAGACGTAAAGGTTATTATATGCCTGTGGCTCTTGAGATGAGAAAGGAAATAAAAGATGACAGACATCAATCTGCTTGAAGATGTAACACCAGCATCAAACGAAATAGGTGTAATTACTGATCTTGCTCAAAAGATGTATTCTCTTGAAGATGAGATTGCAAAACTTGAAGAGCAATTGAAGCAAAAAAAGCAGGATCTGAAAGTGTTGGCTGAGGAAACAATTCCTGATACGATGCACGAGCTGAACTTGAAAGATTTTACTTTAAGAAATGGAGCCAAAATATTTATAAAGGAATTTATAAAGGCTTCTATCCCCACCCAAAGTGCGATTGATCGTGCTAAGGATGAGGATGAAAAAGTCAAATTGCAACTATTACAACAACAAGGTTTTGATTGGTTGAAAGCTAATGGAGCTGCAGACTTAATTAAGAACACTGTTGAAGTTCAGTTTGGTCGTGATGAAAACGAGGCATGTAATGAGTTCACCGAGCAATTAAGAAAAAACGAAACGCATTACAAAAGAGCCATGGGAGTTCATCCTGGAACATTATCTAAATATTTACAAGATAGATTAGAGAATGGAAAGAAAGTTCCCATGGAAACATTTCGTGTTTATACAGGACGCATAGCCAACATAAGGAGGACAAAATAATGGCAAATGTACAAAACAGAAAGTCCACGCAAGTGGCAACAATTAACTTGCTTGAAGACGTAGGTTTAGGTCTGGAGGATATGGGTCGCGATGATTTAATGATTCCAAGACTTAACATCTTGCAACAAATGTCTAAGCAGGTTCAAAAAAGAGAAAACACCTATGTTAAAGGAGCTGAGGCTGGCATGATTTTTGATAATGTTGCCAAGGTTGCACATGATGGTGAAGTGGGCATACAGGTTGTCCCGATTAGTTATAGGCGAGCACATATCGAGTGGCGTAAAGATATGGGTGGTCTTGTTGCTGATCATGGCACTGACGATACATGTCTGAGCAATTGCACTAGAGGCGACAAAGGTGAGTATTTGACTAGCGAGGGGAATGAAATAATTCCAACTGGTGAATATTTTGTTTTCTTGGTGACTGAAGATGGCTATACACCTGCAATGATAAGCATGGGCAAAAGCCAACTTAAAAAGGCTAAACAATGGAATACCATGATGAACAGGCTGATGGTTGATATTGATGGCAGAAAACTAAACCCAGCAATATTCTGGACATCTTATCAACTAAAAACTGTTCCTGAGCAAAGCGATGCAGGTTCATGGTTTGGTTGGTCAGTTGAGTGCAATCACGATGCAAAGTCTGGAGGCATAATTAAAAATCTTCCTAATGGTGAAGAGATTTATCTTGCAGCTCGAGACTTTAAAGCACAACTAAAATCTGGAAATGTGCAGGTCAGCCCTGATGCACCAGACGACGATGTGATGTAAAATTTATCCTTCAATTCTGACGACTCACATCGAAGTAAGGGAGGAGTTTAATCCTTTGGCTCCTCCCTTTTAGAAAGGAAATAAATGGATAACGTAAAAAGATTTATGACATTGTTCAGAGGTTATGAACTTGCGCATGGTCAATACAGAGTTCAGAAAAAAGAAGCTGATGGCAAAATGTCTGGCAGAGCAGTAACAGTTGCAGAAACTGCAACAAAAGATAATTTTGAAGCACACCTTAGTGGTGGTGATTATATACTAGGAATAATAATGTTGCGTGAGAACAATTCTTGCAACTTTGGAGTTATTGATGTTGATATAAGAGGAGAGGTAAAATTAAATGAATCGCTTGAACAACTTGAGAAGAAAATCAACAAAACACCACTTGTACTTTGTAGGTCTAAGTCTGGGGGTGCTCACCTTTATTTATTTTGTGAACCTGCTATTCCTGCCATTGATATGGTGGCAAAGCTTAATGAGTTTGCAGCCACACTAGGTTATGGTGGTGCAGAGATATTCCCGAAACAAATAAGTCGAGCTAATGAAAGAGACAGAGGAAACTGGATAAACCTTTGTTATTGGGATGGTGACAAAAGCGAAAGATATGCCATACACAATGGCAAGAAATTAAATTTAAAACAGTTTTTAGATGTGGCTGAGAAAAAGCAAACAACTTTCGAGGAGCTGGAGAAATATAAAACAGAGCTTGATGATAAGTTTGAAGATGGTCCACCATGTTTACAGCATTTAATCACAATGGGATTTCCGGAAGGGAGCAGGAATAATTCCCTTTTTAATGTCGGAGTTTATTACAGGAAGAAAAATCCTGATGACTGGCAAGAAGATTTGATGAAGTTTAATTATGAACATGTGTCTGAACCCTTACCCTCTAGTGAGGTCAATGCCCTTATAAAAGGTGTTAGCAAAAAAGATTATGCTTATACATGCAAACAACCACCGATCTGTAATTATTGCGAGCGAACTAAATGCATGAAAAGAGAGTTTGGGGTTGGTGGGATAAAAGGTGGACTGGCAATAGAAATAGATGCTATAACAAAATATGAAACTGAAAACAGATCATCTGTAAGATGGTATATAGAAATGCAAGGTGAGAGAATTGAGGTTACAACACCCCAACTCCTTGACCAGAGACAGCTACAAAAGATATGTGTAGAGAAATTAAATAAATGCCCGAGCACTATGCCAGCACCCAAATGGGAGCAAAGAATAAATGAACTGCTTAATTCAGTTGAGGTTGTAGTTGATCCAGATGATGCATCGCCACAAGGTCAATTTGAGAAAATGCTAGATAGCTTTTTGACTGGTAAAGTTCAAGCTCGTCATAAAGATGAAATAATGAATGCCAAGCCTTGGCACGACAAGGATGATGACAAAGTTTATTTTAGGTCTGAAGATTTATTTATATATTTGGATTCAAGACGATTTAGATATTCCAGCCAGCATCAAATATGGTCTTGGTTAAGGAGCTTGGGTGGTGATAGAAAATCATTTAGAATTAAATCTAAACCTATCAAGGTCTGGTCGGTGCCATCTCCAGACTTTTATCAAGAAGACGACGAGCTGGAGATCCCAACAACTGTAACAGAAGATTTTTAATTATGGAAAAAGAGCCAGAGAGATATTACGATTGGATGCTTTGGATGTTAAGAAAGGAGAAAGAAATGTCACAAGGAATTGTTAAGAAAAATTTTAAAGATAAAAATCTAAGCTCGACTTCAAAAGCTTGGACTAAAAAATATAAAAAGAATGCAAACAAAAAAGAAAGGTCTAAATCAAAGAGAGACCTTAGAGGAGAAGAACAATGAACACTTTTTTCGCCTTATATATTTTGACTGTTCCTGATATTATGGAAAACAATGTTAATTTAAAAAGAGTTGTGTTTCATGATCACGAGACTTGTATGTATGTTGCGCAAAGCTTAAACCAAGTTCTTGACCCAGTTGCAAAAAAACAAAATTGTATTGAGGTTGATAATTTTATTATTACTGTTAGAACCCCACTACCCAAACCAGAGTTTATGAAATGATGGATGATGAATTTAAATTAAAGCCAATTAAAAAAGACAATGGCCAACACCAGAAAAGATATATTAGTCCTGAGGCTAGACAAGTAATGAAGAAACTTTTAAAAGAAAAAAGAAAGGGTGAAAGTTTAGCAAAAACTTTTTCTAGATTAAAAGATGATAAGTTAAAGAAATGAGATATGTACAAATAATCCTTGGTCCCCCAGGAACAGGCAAGACCACAACTCTTTTAAAAATAGTTGAAGACAATTTAAAAATGGGTGTAGCTCCAGAAAAAATTGCATATCTTGCTTTCACTCGTAAAGCTGCAACTGAAGCGCAAGAAAGAGCTATGGAGAAATTTGGTTTTGAGGAGGATAGATTTCCTTATTTTAGAACTTTGCACTCTCTGGCATTTAAACAACTTGGTCTTCAAAGAGATGAGGTAATGACAAATGAACATTACAGAAAGCTTGGCAAAGCTTTAGGTGTAGAATTTAAGGGAATATATGATGAAGATCTGGGTGTTCATACTGGCTATGGTTTAGGAGACAAATGCTCAAGAGTTGAGTCTCTGGCGAGAGTGGGCTTAAGATCAATTGAAGATCAATATAATATTACAGCGATTGATGATTTAACACTTCATGCTGTTAGGCAATATGATAAGGCACTAAGATTTTATAAAGAGGAAAATGGTCTTTTAGATTTTACTGATATGCTTCAGCAATATAATTCACCCTTGCCAATAGATGTCTGTATAATTGATGAGGCACAAGACCTAAGTTCTTTGCAATATAAAATGGCGATATTAGCTTCGCAAAATGCTAATCAAGTATATATAGCTGGTGATGATGATCAGGCAATATTCGGTTGGGCAGGAGCTGATGTAAATAAGTTTTTAAATTTAAAAGGTGATAGGGTTGTTCTGCCTCAGAGTTATAGAGTTCCTCAAAAGGTTCACTCAGTTGCATTTGATATTGTCAAAAGAATAAAGCACAGATATGCCAAGCCTTGGACTTCAAAGCTGGAGTCTGGCATGGTTGAGTATATTGCCGACGAACAACAGATCGACTTCTCTGGTCAGGGAACGTGGTTGTGCATGAGCAGGTCAAAATATTTACTAAACAGATTCCAGCAAGCTGCAAGACAACAAGGCTATGGATATTTTTATAATGGCAAAAACTCTCTTGAATCAGAAGAAACTCGAGCAATAACGAGCTGGGAGAAAATTAGAAATGGCAAAGAACTTACATTACATGAAACAAAAAATATGATACAATTTATGCCATTCAAGATTAAGATAGAAAGAAAAGAAAAATATAACGTGCAAGATTTAGGTTTAAATGGTAATTCAAAGAACTATGATTGGATGGATATGCTTAAAGGTATTGCTCCTGACGAAAGAGAATATCTGAGATCTTGCCTACGAAATGGAGAAAAATTTAGTGAAAAACCAAGAATAACAATATCAACAATCCACCAAAGTAAAGGTGGCGAGGCTGATAATGTTGTGTTAAGAACTGACATGGGCAGATATAGTTGGGAGAATACCCACAAGGATGAGGAAAACAGGGTTTGGTATGTTGCTGTTACAAGAACAAAACAAAATTTATTTATAGTTCAGCCTAGAGGATTGCGTCATTATGTGCTGTAACTTATTGATATTTAAGGGAAATAAAAAAGATTATCTTTTTTTAAAAAAATACTTTACAATGTGGATGAAATAAGAGAGACTATATATGTCAACTACTGAGAAAGGAAATTAAATGACACATTATTCAATAGACATCAAAAACTTTGGAATAAAAGCATATGATGACAGAGCAACTGCTCAGACTTGGGCAAATGGTTGCCTTATCTTTTCAAACATTGATGAGATGCTTGACAACCCTAATGTCACTCTTACAACTTTTGCAAACATGTTCAATGCTAACAGTCCTGCAAAGGTTAAAAGGTTTGCTGATAAAAAGTCAGCTGCAAAAAGATTATTTAATCTTGTTGAGGAACTTGATCTTCCTGTTAGAAAAGAGGAAGTTAAAAAGACACCCCAAGTGGATGCTCTTCCTGGAATGACACCAATCGGCATCCCAGAGACAGCTGATGTTAAAAAGGCAAGAGCTGTTGCTAAAGCTCGGCAGATTTTAAAAGCCAAAGACACCATCAAAAAGAGAAATGCTCGTCATGAGCTTGTTGGTAAATTCATCCGAGCAAAAGGTATTTACAACCCTCGTAAGTTCAACACTAAGGGTTATGTCTCTCACCAGATACTTATTGACAACCAAAAAGATCATGTTGATCAGTGGATGTCATTTGAGCTTTTCACTGAGCTTGGTGGTCGACTAGAGGATGCCCGATGGGATATCAAAAAGGGTTGGGTCGAGATAAAGGACTAATAACTTAAAACTTGAGGAGGGGATAATCCCCTCCTTTTAATTTGAGGAAGAAAAATTGGAACTAGAAATAATATCGAGCAATTTAGAAAATTATGATAATAAACATCTGTCGAGGATTGCTTGGGAACTCTCTAGATCTCCAGATGATACAACTCCCCTAGACACTATATTATCGATTGATGCTCCTGTTAATGAGGTGCCATCGGTTGTGCTTAGTGTTCAGTGCACAATATTAGAAAGAGAAATAATAGCATCATTCAGAGATCATGTTATGTGGGCAAGAACCTCAAGAGTTGATGCTCCCGAAGATTTTGAAGTTCCGGAATATCTTAACAATAAACTTGAACCTTTTTACAATGCTCTTAAGGATGAGATAATAAATTTAAAAGGAGCTGGAGTCATTCAGGACGAATACAGAATGAAAATGCCCATAGCCTCTAATACATCCTTTACAACTCGCCTATCCTGGAGAGGCTTGATAAAACTTTATAAGCTTTATGAATTTTTAAGCAAGATAGATGACTATTTTATCATTGGCTTAACTCAGCTAAATAATAAATTTCAAATAAGCAAGTATGCAAAAAACTATAGCTTTGTTGATCCTATACCAGAACTCATGCCAGAAGAAATGCAGACTGGTTCAATTGGTCCGATAATAAATATATATCAAGAAATGACAATAGCTCTGCGTGCTCAAGTTGTTAGGCATAGAAATTTTACATTCAAAGATAATTTAATTTCTATAATTGAGAATAATCCTTGGAATAAAACTTTGGGTGATACAATAAAAATATGCATATCAGCTGAAAAAGAGTTTTGGAAAACAGTTGTTAATAAAAGGCAATGCTGGATTGCGCAGTATGGTATATGGAAAGATATTATAGTCGAGGCGCAAAAGTTCATAAACATAAGCGAACAAAATCTGCCATGCAATAAAGGTTTCTGCCCTTATACTCGAGATGCTGAATTGAGATACACTGATAAAGATCCAGGAGCACCATGCCCAATACAAAGTAAACTTGCTTCAACTCCTATCGATAAGAAATACATGGACATGGTAAAAATAGAAGCAAGCTATAGACCAGCCTTTTGGCAAAAACATATTGAACAAGTGGAGGTAAAATGAAAGTTTATTTAGCAGGACCATTTTTTAACGAAAAGCAAATCAGCATTATTGATAAGATCGAAAAGGCTTTTGACAGGCATGAAATAAATTATTTCTCACCCAGAAAAGGTGGTGGCATAATTACTGATCTTCCTGTTGAGGAGAGAATGAAAAGATCAAAAGAAATTTATCAGAGCAATATTGATAATATGATTGATTCAGATATTTTATTTGCAGTTGTCGATGGCAGGGACACTGGCACTGTTTATGAAATGGGATATTTTAAATCACTTGACGATCATAACGTATCAAAGGGAGGATATTTAACTGATCTTTTTCAGTCACGAAGATTCTCTGTTACATACACTGATGAAAATTTTGGCCTTAATATAATGCTAAAAGAGAGTGTAGCTGCACATGTAGTTGGTGAAGAGGACCTAGAAAAATTTTGTGGGTCTTTAAGGTTTTATGGTGATCAGCGTGAAGACATACCTATGCTTGAAAGATCATTCAAAGTATTTCAAAACTTTAATCCAGAGGTTGAGTAATGGATATTATAAAAATATTTAGCACTGCCCAAAAGATGTCCGCAATAAGAAGATATTCGCAGATCCATCTTTTAAAGGAGGAGAGTGTTCTTGAGCATACTGGATTTGTTTGCTTGTTTTCTTATTTACTTTGCCATGAGCTTAACACTAAGGCAACAAACAGTATAACAGAAACTATGGATATTGGTGAGGTTTTGTGTAAGGCTGTTACGCATGATATTGATGAGGTTGTGACTGGAGATATTCCTAGACCTACAAAGTATTTTGATGAAAATTCAAAAAAGACTTTTGATAAAATATCTGAGGCTGGTATGGAAAAATTGTTAGAAGAAATGAACCTACAGATCTCTGTTAATTTAAAATTACAAAGGGACTGGGGGAACTCCAAAAAAGGCAATGAGGGTGTAATAATAGCAATTGCTGATTTAGCTTCAGTTGTTTTTAAAATATGGGATGAGGTTATTCTTTTAGGCAATCAAAAACTTATACCTCAAGGAATTCAGGCAATAGAATATTTAAATGCCTTGAAGAGATATGTTGACAACTCTGATATGAATAATGATCAAATTAAAGTTATTGAGAATATAGTCGAGCAGTTAAAAGAAATATGTGAGATTGTTAAAGAAAAAGACCAAGAGGGTTTCGGTTCATTTGCACCTTTGAAGTCTTATAGGCACCAACAAATAGAGGAGAACAGAAATGCCTAGACCAGAGCTTTACCCACAAGCCTTAATAAATAAAATCCATGAGATGAAGTCCATGGGCAATAAAATAAAAGATATTGCTAACAGGCTTAACATGGACAAAGTAAAGGTTGAATATATACTTTATAAGAGACATCCAAAAGAAGAGCAAAAGCTTAAAAAAGGAAATCCTACACTTGACTATACAGAGCTGAAGGAAGCTATGGATGAAGTTTATAAAGCAAACAACAGCCTTAAAGATCTTATTAAAAAAACTAGGAATGTTGTCAACAATATAAAAAATAAATGGAGAGCAAAATGAAAAAGAAAACTCCACTCGATTGTATGGATGAGGCTTTTAAAACATTCAAAGAAAGAAATAAAGAATATGGTGACAACTATCTTAATCATGGTAAGGTTATGCAGGCTCTGTTCCCAAATGGTGTAAAATTAGAAACAGTTGAAGATTATAACAGGTTTGGTATATTAAACATGATGGTCGCAAAGTTTACGAGATATTGCCAAGGTTGGCCAAAAGCTCATGTTGATTCAATACACGATCTTGGTGTATATTCTTTTATGATGGAGTCAATTGACGATGATAGTGTTTGACCTGGAGACAACAGGCTTACCAAAGGCTGAAGGTTCTGACCTAGACATGCAACCTCGCATAATAGAGTTCGGTGCTATAAAGGTTGATGATGATCTTGAGGAAGTTGACAGGCTTGAGTTTTTCTGTAATCCAGGGCATGAGCTTGACCCACAGATAATAAAAATAACAAACATAACAGATGATATGCTAAAAGACAAAAAGCCTTTTATTGCGCACTACAAGGATCTATGTGAATTTTTTATTGGTCAAAGAGAAATCGTTGCACATAATTTACCTTTCGACAGAAAAGTTTTAAGGTTTGAACTTGAGAGAGTTGACAAGCTTACAAAGTTTCCATGGCCGATAGAGCATATTTGTACTGTTGAGGTTGGGCAACAAGTCTGGGGAAAGATGAGAAAGCTCGGAGATATTTATGAAGAGCTCTTCGGACTTAAAATAGAAAATGCCCACAGATCAATAAATGATGTAAAGGCAACAATAGAAATATTAAAATGGTATAAAAAAGAAGGACACCTTTAATGGATGAACATAAAATAGATGAGAGCACCTTTATTGGTGGTTGGTATATGCCAGAGAATGTCTGTGATGATATAATGCAACTTTATGACTTAGAAAAAGACACTCATGCAAAAGGCATGGCTGGAGGAGGTGTTAATGAAGAAATCAAAAAAAGCACAGAGAAAACTGTTTTTCCACAAGAGTTTTATAAACTTGATAGATATCTTTTTTATTTACAAGAATGTTTGGATATCTATAAAGAAAAATTTTCTTATAGTAATCGCATCTCTCCTTACAAAATTGTTGAGGGAATAAACATACAGCGTTATAAACCTGGGGAGGGTTTTTATAGATGGCATTGTGAAAACATGGGTTTAGCAGATTGCTCAAGGCATCTAGCATTCATGACATACTTAAATACTTTGGATAATGCTGGGACAGAATTTTATTATCAGAAATTGTCAACGCCATGTGTTAAAGGACTAACTGTTATTTGGCCAGTTGGTTGGACGCATACCCACAGAGGTGTAATAAATAATATTGGCACAAAAACTATCATCACAGGGTGGTATAACTTTTTTGAAACTATGGAAGGAGCATAGAAATGACACCAGCACTTATAGGCTCGATAATAGGAGCAATAGTTGTAATAATTTTGTCGAATTATATATAATGATAAATGTTAGATTAAGATCAGAATACTCTTTCCGGAAAGCCTTTGGTCCAATTCAAAAGGTAATAGAGACTGCTGGGCAGAAAGCTGTGGGTGTTTGCGACACTGGAACATGGGGTCATGTTACATTTTCTAAGCAGTGCAAATCACTGGGTGTTAAACCTTTATTTGGTGCTGAAATATCAGTTGTTGAAGATGCTTCTGATAAATCAAAACAAGCTGACAATAAAATGGGTTTTATCGCAAAGAATAATGCAGGTTTAAAAGAGATATATGACCTAGTAACAAAGTCCACCAATAAAGAGCATTTTTATTATTTCCCTCGACTTAGTTATAGCGAGCTGTTTGATATTAGTGATAATATTATAATGCTAAGTGGCACGCACCCAAACCTTGGAATGTTGCCAATAAAAAACAAAGAGAATATTTTTATAGAACTCAATCCAATGACACCTAAAAAGATCCTTGACTTTGCCCAGAGAAAAGGATTTCGGGTTGTTGCCACATCTGATAATTATTATCCCACAGTAAATGATAAAAAGGCTTATGAAGTTTTGGTTGGGAGAAATCGAACTGACAGGACAGCACCTATGCATATCTTAAATGAATGGGAGTGGAGAGATGCTGTTCCTTGGGCACCAGATGAAGCAATAGAAAATACTTATAAAATAGCTGATATGTGTGAGGTTGATTTGCCTGTTGGCCAAATGATATCTTTTACCCCAGATAAAACTCTTAAACAAATGTGTTTAGAGGGAGCACTATTAAGAGAAATTGACTTGAAAGATCCTGTTTATGGAGAAAGGCTAGAGCGAGAACTTGAGATGATCGCTAGTAAAAGTTTCGAGGATTATTTTTATGTTATAGCTGACATGATAAATTATGCAAAACAGCATATGCTTGTTGGACCAGCCAGAGGCTCTTCAGCTGGATCATTGGTTTGTTATCTCATAGGCATAACTGATATTGATCCTTTAGAATATGATTTATTATTTGAAAGATTTATTGATGTTAACAGATCAGACTTGCCTGACATAGATATTGATTTTCAAGATGATCGTAGAGAGATGGTCTTTGATTATTTAAGAAATAAATATGGTGATGAAAAAGTTGCACACTTAGGAACTGTCTCAAGATATAAAGCGAAATCTACAATAGGTGAGGTTGCTAAGGAACTTGGCATTCCTGCTTGGGAGGTCAATGATTTAAAAGGTGCTATAATTGAAAGAAGCTCTGGCGATGCTCGAGCAGCAATGTGTATAATGGACACGTTTAATGATCTTGAAATAGGCAAAAAGGTTTTAGAGAAATATCCACAAATGAAAATTGCTGGAGACATGGAATATCATGCTAGGCACAATGGGGTTCATGCAGCTGGAATTATTGTTACTGAAGAACCTGTAAGTCATTATTGCTCAGTATCAGCTCAAACTGGTGCAGCTCAGATTGATAAAAAAGATGCTGAGGATTTGAATCTTTTAAAAATAGATGCACTGGGTTTGAGAACTTTATCAGTAATTCAAGACATACTTGATCAAGTTGGTTGGAAAAGAGAAGAGCTTTTAAAATATCCTCTTGAAGACAAACAAGCTTTTAAAATATTAAACGATGAAAAATATGCAGGAATATTTCAGTTTGAGGGTTATGCTCTTCAATCAGTCACTAGGCAGATGAAAATAAACAGCTTTGAGGATTATGCCTCTATAACATCACTTGCTCGTCCTGGACCATTACAATCAGGTGGCACAACACAGTTTATTAAACGTCATACAGGTGCTGACCCAGTTACATTTTTGCACCCAATGACCGAGGCAACAACAAAAATTACAAATGGCATTGTTATATATCAAGAACAAGTCATGGTTATTTGTAGAGAGATGGGCAAACTAACATGGGAAGAAATAAACCAGTTGCGCAGAGCTATGAGTAAATCTCTTGGAGAAGAATTCTTTGACAGATATTGGATGAGGTTCAAGGCTGGAGCTGAAGAAAATAATATAAAAGAAGAAGATGCTCGCAAGGTTTGGGAACATATCAATACTATGGGTTCAATGGCTTTTAATCGCTCTCATGCAGTTTCTTATGCTTTGATAAGTTATTGGTGTTGTGTTTTAAAAAGTAAATTTCCTCTTGAGTTTGCAGCTGCATGTCTAAGAAATGTAAAAGATGATGAGCAGGCTGTTAAGCTTCTTAGAGAGGTTGTAAGAGAGGGACTAACCTATAAACCTTTTGACAAGTTTAAGTCTATGGAGAACTGGTCTGTACAGGATGGACAGCTTATTGGTGGTCTTATAGGTATAAAAGGCATAGGACCAAAAATGGGTGAAGATATTATTAACAGGAGAAAATTAAACCAGCCTTTAACTCCAAGACAAAATACGCTGTTAGACAATGGAGAAACCCCATACGATGATATCTTTGAGTGTGAACGCAGGTTTGGTCACATGAAAAAAGATCCCTCTGCACACAAGATACAAAGCGATATAATTGATATAACAAATCTTGATGCTGATAAACCTGGAGAGTTTGTATTCTTTGGTAAGCTAAAAGAGAAAAACCTTAGAGACATGAATGAAACAGTAAACCTTGCGAAAAGAGGTGGGCGCAAAGTCGATAGAAATAACTTGTGGCTGAACATGACTTTTGAGGATGACACTGGTCCAATCATCTGCACAATAGATAGGTTTAGATATAATAAGCTCGGCAAACCTATAGTTGAGGAAGGAAGAATAGGAGATTGGTATTTAATTAAAGGAACTATTAAAAAAGGCTTTAGAAAAATATACTTAGACAAGTGGCGTAAACTAGCATAAGTTATTGATTTTATTGACTTATAAAAAAAGTTATATTTTTTTGAAAAAAATACTTTACTTCTCTGGCGAAATAAGATAATCTTATTGTATTGATACTGAGAAAGGAAGACAATGACACATTATATTAGAACAAATAGACGTCAAGAATACAAAACTTTAGTTGGTGAAGGAATGGCCATTACTAATATTGCAAAATTTTGTGACGATGAAGACAATAAAAAGATTGTTTTTGCTCTTAAGGAGATCATGAGCTGGAACTCTTTCGCTAGGTCTTTAGTTGATCAGGTTGCTAGCAAGGGAAGTTTATCTGATAAGCAATTATTTGCAGCATCTGCTATGTTAGCAAAGGTCGAGAAGAATAAAGCTGAAAGAAAGTCAAACATGACTTCTCTTGATGTTAGCAATATATTGGCTGTTCTTGATAAGGCTGACTCAGCAATGAAGACACCTAAGATCAGAGTTGGTGACTTTGTTTTCTCTAAGCCTGCACCCCACTCAAAGAATGCTGGTTCTCTTTATATCAAGCAATTGGGTGATTACATCGGCAAGGTTACTGGTGGTTATTACTTACCAGTGGGCAATGTCTCAAAAGAAACCATCGCTGAGATCAAAGAGATCTGCAAAGATCCTATGGAGTCAGCTGTTGCTTATGGCAGAAGAACTGGCAACTGCGCAGTATGTGCTAGAGAACTAACTGTCAAGGAAAGCATCGACAGAGGTATCGGACCAATCTGCGCAGACAAGTTAGGAGTACTGTAATGAAAAAGCATACTCCACAAACTCGTCAAATTATTTATTGTGACACTGGCGTATATAGGACCACTTGGTGTGGTCCTTATGCCATAGCTGTAATCTGCGGAGCTGAATATGAAAAGGCATATAGAACTGTTCGAGCCATTAGAGGTAAAAGACATTGTAAAGGTATAACCTGCGACAACCTTACAAAAGCCTCTGCGCAACTTGGTGTAAAAGGCAAATGGGTTACATTAGAAAAAAGGCAAAAGGCTGGCAACTTTATTAAAACTTTGGAAAAAAATAAAGTTTATGTCATAAATGTTACTAAGCATTTTTTCATACTTGATACTCGTGATTATACAACTATTGATAATCAAGTTCCTAAGTGGATTGCTGGTGAGATGTCTAAGCACAAGAGCAAGCTTGTTTCTAAATACTTTGTTGTTGAAAACCCTCAGTTCGAGCCTAAAGAAAACAATGAATGGTTAATTGAACCTTTGGCAGCGAGCAAGTAGATGTTAATAACAAAAGCAGATTTCGGAAAGTATTGCCTCATCAAGTCAAAGCTTGATGGGGACAGCTTTGAAAAACTATCTTCACTTCCTGGATTTAAAAAGTGGATTGGTCGAGATCTGCTTTTTGATCCTACAAGTGCAAATATAGATAGAATTAAAAAGTTTTTCCCTGATGCTGAGTGGGATGATTCAGCCTCCCCTGCACTTGATAAATATATTAATAATCTCAAGGAGCTTGAAGACAACCTAAAGATGAAAGAAAAAGACTTCAAAGACATGGGTGATTATAAATTTAAGACTAAGCCTTTTGATCATCAACAGAAAGCTTTTTATTTATCAAGAGATAAAAAAGAATTTGCCCTGTTAATGGAGCAGGGAACTGGGAAAACAAAAGTTATAATCGACAATGGTGCTTATTTATATTCCAAAGATAAGATATCTGCTATGGTTGTTATTGCTCCTAATGGTGTGCACAGAAACTGGTTAAAAGAAATAGACACTCATTTGCCAGATTGGTGCCCAAGAGAAACATTTTATTATTATTCAGGCATGGGCAAAAAGCACCTTGAAAATTTTAATAATGCTATGAACCCTCTACATGACTGCCTAAAAATATTTACATTTAATGTAGAGGCTTTTGTTAGCAAGTCAGCAATAGACCTAATGAATAGAATATTGCTAGCAAACAAAGTAATGTTAGTGGTTGATGAAAGCTCTAGAATAAAAAGACCATCAGCCAAAAGAACAAAAGAAATAACAAAGTTCGGAAAATATGCTGAATATAGAAGAATAATGACTGGTACACCTATAACTAAAGGACCAGAGGATTCATACTCTCAGTTTAGATTTTTAAATCCTCATATATTAGGTTATGACAGCTTTTATTCTTTTAGGGCAAGATACTGTATAATGGGTGGCTTTGAGAATAGGCAGATAGTTTCTTATCAGAATATTAATGAACTTACAAGAAACATAGAAGGACACTCTTTTAGAGTTTTAAAAAAGGATTGTTTAGATCTTCCTGATAAAATATATCAAAGATATCCAATAAACCTATCAGCCAAGCAACAAGCCTTATACAGTCAGCTTAAAAAGTCTTTTACTGCAGAACTTAACAAAGAGGTTCTAAAGGCTCCAGAAGCAATTACAAGACTTTTAAGGCTTCAGCAAATAATATGTGGCTGGTTTCCTAGCGAAACTGAAAGTAAACCCATAGATGATAAAAATCCTAGATTAGAGGCTTTGAAAGATATTCTAAGTGATATTGACTCTAAAGTTATTATATGGGCACGCTTCAGAGCTGATATAAGCCTCATAGAGAGCATGTTAGGCGATCTGGCTGTTTCTTATCATGGAGGTATATCAAATGACCAGAGAGTAAGCTCTGTTGATCGATTTCAAAATGACCCAAAAGTCAGATATTTTATTGGTCAGCCTCAGTCTGGTGGCATAGGCTTAACCCTTACAGCTGCAGATTATGCTATTTATTATTCAAATAGCTTTGATTTAGAAACAAGACTACAATCAGAAGACAGATGCCATAGAATAGGAACAAAGAACAACATAACATACATCGATATTGAAGCACCAAAAACTATCGATACAAAGATAATAAAAGCTTTACGAGACAAAAAGAGTTTAGCTGATATTGTTACAAAGGATCCAATTTCAATGTTTTTATCAGATGATGGAGATGACAATTAATATATGACAAAGTCAGAGTTTTTGAACAGGCTATATGAGATGCGTTCAAAATGTGAGAATAAAAATATATTACAGCACATCAACAAAATGATAGAACACATTGAGCAGATGATGAGGAATAATCAGTATGACTGAAAGAAACTTTTGGGTTCTTATAAGAAAGTCAATGAAAGATTTAAAAATGTATAGAGTTGAAAACAGGGTTATGAAAGGAATGCCAGATGTTCACTATATTAAAGATGGAGTCACTGGATGGATAGAACTCAAATATCTAACTCTCTGGCCAAAGAGACGGATTAGCACAGGTCTTAAATTAAATCAATCTCTCTGGCTAAAAGAGTATGATGAACATAAAGGTAAAGCTTGGATTCTTATAAGGATCGGCAGAGACTTTACAGGTTTAATTAGTGGTAAGAATGCACAACTTATATTCTCTAGACCATCAAGAACAGATTTTTTTGATTTATTATCTTACAAAAGAATGGGAAACATGACAAAAGAAAACTGGCAAGAACTTTCGGATGTTTTAACTAAGCCTGTTGACCCTGTATAGATATAGTAAAAAGAATATAAATCCCAAGACTATAATTCCAACAAGACCATAAGTACAATATTCCAAAAATTTTCTTCTTAGTTGTGCTTGTTTATAAATTGTTTCTTGTCTTGTTTTTCTTATACTGGCTTCGGTTCTTAATAACTCATCCCAAGCACTTTGACCATGCGTAAACTGGATCCAAGTTCTTAGTTCGTCTCTTTGCTCAACTGCCTTTTTCTTTGCAGCAAAAACTTCAATTGCTTCTTGCTCGATAGACTTGCCTGCGAAAAGCTTTTTAAATATCGGAGGATTCTTTGCATCTTTTTCGGCTTGGTCAAGATCAGAAATGGCACCCATCCATCTGCCTAAGTCACTTGCCATTGACTCTATGTCTCTGCCAGCTTGAAAACCTCTTTTAATTAAACTGAATGCAGAACTAGCAGTTGCTAATGCTGTTACTGGATCGACCATTACTGCGAAGTTGCCTCAAGGAGCTTTTGTCTTTCTTCCTCGTTTAAACCCTCTATTATATTCTGAAGAGCTGGAGAGGAAGCATCTTCTCCACCAATAGTTTCTACGACTTCTGGTCTTATAGAAGCTTGAACAACTGATGAGAATAATGGTGCTGAAGCTCTTTCAATAAACTGTCTTGTCATATCAAGTGCCCGACCTCTTGACATCAAATCCTCAACCCCAGCGACTACTGGTTCTCCAGCTATCGGCACCATTTTTAAAGAACTGAATATTCTATTTCTTGTTAATGCTGATGCAAGAATATATCCAGTACCAGATGGATTAAGCTTTATCTCTGCCCAGAGAGTTGGCATTACATTTCTTCTAAAATCAGCTATCTTTTTTATTTCTTCTGGACTAAATAATTTCTCAATAATTCTTTTCTGTTTAACAAAAATGTCATTGTAATTATTAACTATGTTTGTTCTAGTTACTCCTGACTTTCCTGTACCAGCAAAAGCTTTTTCTAATATACCATCTTTTAACAGAGCAATGACTTGTGCTGATTCTTCCTCTGGTAATATTGATTTAAGTTTATCAATAGCCAAAGGTAAAGCTTGATTTGGTGCGAACTTAGAGTGTCCAAAAATAGCATTAGCAACCTGACGAGGAGTGTATTCAGGGTTTGTTATTTTCTCTAGTATTTTATTAGAAGCTTTTTGCTGAGGTGTCGCACCTTTAATCTTACCTGTAAGACCCATATAATCTTTGTAAAGACCAGTTGCATTTTGCAAAGCTTTTAGTGCATCTTCATCACCATATATAAAACCCTCGTCAATGCCTTTAAATAACGCATTATCAAAAGTTCCTTTTATCTCTCCTAATGCTAATTTCTCAGGACTTCCAGGTGCTGCTGTTCTAAATGATCTATTAAGTCTTTTCTGAAAGCTGTGTAAGGTGTTTAAATCTTGATCTTTAAATCTAGGATTATTACTTGCTTTTAAAAGTTTTTTTAAAAACGTCAGCTCTCTTTTTAAAATAGGCATTTGATCAAGCTCTGCACCTATTATGCCTAAACCCTCTCTTGGATTTGTTATTTTAAATATTGCCTCGCCAACAGCTTTTCGTATTCCATCTCTAGTCATTCTTGTATCAAGAACAGGATTACGAGCATCATTGTAAAGTTCACCTGCTTCGGTTTTCATCTCTCCAGCACGTTTACTTACTATTGATTGTATTTCTTCACCTGCAGCTCCAGTCACATCAGGTTCATCAAGATTAGTAAATGGCTTTCCGGAACCAAACTCATTTTGTAATGCTTGTGCATCCTTTACAATTTCATCAGTTTGTGCTTCATCAAAAACCTTAATAACTTTTTGCCCACCACTACCTGCAGCTCTTCTCATAAGATCTTCTTTTTCAAGTTGATCCGTTGGCTGAGGATCAAAGGTTGATTTAGGTGGCAGTGATCTTTGTTGTCCTTTTGTTAATTCATACTTTGATGTTGATTTTATTACTTCAGGGCTGAACTTCGGTAGCTTTATGCCAACTTTCTCTGCACCTTTGGCAAAAACTTTGCCGATACCTTTAGCAACTGGAGGAAGTAAAGTATCAGCTGCAACACCTAATGCTGTGGCTGAACCAATATCAGTTACAACATCACCAAGCTCTTGTTTTTTAGCTTTAGTTGTTTCTGGTGTCATAATATTTTCAACACCTTTGCCTATAGCCTCAGTTGTACTGTATGCAGGAAGTCCTCTTGCAACTGTTCCCAAAAGTGTTTTAGCACCACTTACGTACTTAGATGCTGGTAAAAATTTTATTATCTCACCAATAAATGTACCAATATCTTGCCCAGAAAATCCAGGTTTATTTATATAAAATGGTTGCTCATTCCAGACTATCATAGGATTTTCAAATTTGTCAGAATAAATACCACCAAATCTAGGATCATCTTTAAAAGCATCTTTAAATATCTCTGCTTTTCCTGCATCATCTCTTGCAAAAAATGCTTTAAGATTTGGCATTAGTGCTTCAATTATTCCTGGAGCCTGATCAACCATTTCAGTTGCCTCAGGAATATTAGGATATTCAATAGGAACTCCTTCTCCTGTAAAAGCATCTAATAAATTAGATGGAAGATTAGCAAGCTTTTGAAGCATAGTTGCTTTTTCCATTTCAATTGACTCTGGTGTTTGCTCTTTTTCTAAAGTCAATCCACCTGCATCATCTGGTAATTTAATTGCCATTAATTTCTTGCCCTTCTAAAACCTTTAATTACATATGGAGACGGACTGTCAAATATTCCATTATTTATTGCTACATCACCTTCTTCTAAATTATTATAAAAATCTGCTATTGCTTCATCATCATTCGGATCACCTGTATATCTTTTAAATATACCTGTATCAACTTCATTGAGTTTTTCTGTAATCTGTTCCATATTTGTATAATTGCCAGAAGTAAGAAGTTGTCTCTCCAGTTGATTTAATTTTATTGCATTTTCTGTAACTTTTTTCAGTGCATATAATGATATATAATTCGCTTCAGCTGTATTCCCTAAATAAAGTGCAGCTTGTTGAAATGCTCTAAATTCCATGTCTGATGTTGAACCTG